ATGAGGTTCTTAAATGTGGTCGAAAATCAGTTCAATTTGACACGTAGGACAGGAGATAGATGGATTGCTGATTTACTTACAGCAGGGTTGATCAAGAAGGAAAAACAGGGATTATTCAAGAAAACAGACCTAGAAATTATCAAAGATGAATCGTAACACACCCCATGTCGTAACTGTCGTAACTGTCGTACTTTACGACACGTACGACATTTTTTAGTAGTTTACGACAGATACGACACTGTGTGTGTGTAGACAAAGTGGAAAATAAAGAGAAAACCAAAAAAACCTTTGAAGAGCTAATTGACCCTTCGTTCCATAATATTATAGACCCTGAGTTCCATATTATTAGAGAGGATAGCCCATGCAAACACGCAGAATCAGGGAAATGTCCATATGCTTACCAAAATGAACAAGATGTAGTCCATTGTAAACTAGCGATTACATGGCACCCTATTACAGAAGTCGATGAGATGACCAAGTGTTTCAAGGGTAAGTATTATTACAATAGAGATAAATTGGCTGCCAGAAATCGATTGCGCAAAAAGTTTCCTGGAATTGAAGAAGATACCCTCTCGTTTTAATTATTAGAAATTACCCTGGCAATATTATTATTAGAAAATAAAAATTACCCTGGAGTAAATATTATTAAAAAATATAAGCCAAAATATTGATTTTTAGGCTTTAAAATTTGAATTATTGATATTTTCCCATATTATATTTTTAGAAAATATTGTTTCAATGTTCGTATCTATTAAGCCTAATCCAGCTTTAATAGTATTTGATTCCATTTTCAAGTGCTCTATTTCTTCAATATGTTCTAAAAAATCAGGTTGTTCTAGTAAAAAGTCGATCGTATCGTCTAAAATAAATATGTTCATTTTTTTTTATTCCTTTTATAAATAGGTTTTAACTTTTAATCCATTATTCCAAATAATAGATACATTTTTTGCACCTGGATATAATATTTTAATTAATAATTTTATAATAAATATTCTCATTTTGTTTTATTCCTTAGTTGTTAAAGTGAAAAAGCGATCACTAGTAAAACGTACGCTAAAAAGCCTAAAAATAATACACTTGGCAGCTCTTTCAATATTTCTTTTTTATTCATTTTGTTTTATTCCTTAGTTGATTAATAAATACTAGCATAAGACAAGCGCATTTTTTGCGCTTGTCTCGCCTTTTTTAGGCTCATCAGCTATGCATTAACGATAAAAGATTGCTCTTTTTTTAGTTCGTTTTCAATTGCTTGTTTACTCATTTTAGCTAATAAACCAACAATAACGCCTTTTCCATCATTTTTAGGGGTTCGTAGGTCGTTCTCGTCACCATTTACCACGCTTAAACCATTGTATTTTTTAGGCAATTTATCTTGCTTATTAAATACCATTGCCACATTTAGACCCTTTTTAATTGCTTTTTTTGTAGCATTCCACTTTCCAAAGTGTGAATAGGTCAAACTATAATTTGAAGGGGTATTTCTATTTTCTAGTTTTGTATAATCATAAAATTGAGCATCTGGAAACAGCTCAAAAATTGAACTATTACCGAACTTTTCAATCTTGATTTTTTCCCAATTAATATCCGAATATGAATTCAATCTAAATGAAGCCTCAAACCCTTTTTTATTGCTTCGATCAATTGCCATATGAATTTCTTTGACTAAAGCATTCATGAAGTTTTGACGATCCTCAAAAAACATTTTAGTTTTATTTATTCTTGATTCCATTATTGATTTAAATCTGTTCGCATTGCCATTATAACCAACGCAAACCTGAGAACAATTTGATTTATTTGGGTTATTTTCATTGGCTTTTAGTTTATTAGCCATAGGGCATACATTGTATCCTGATAAATCAGAGTGCGCAAAACTTAGAAAATAAGTTTCATTATTTAATTTAATATTCTTATTTGCTTTGTAGTTTGCTTGAGGATCACTTAATAGCTTTATATTTTTTGTAAGTTTCATTTTAATTTCCCTTAGTTTTATTATTAATAATTAATTTTTGATACTTCAACGCTTAAAAATAAATTAGATTTAATCGCTAAATCTTTAAAAGTTAAAGCTTGTTTTTTTGTTTCAAAGTGAGTTTCTTTTTTATCAATTGGCGTAATTATTTCGAAAGTTCTATCTTGGTTTATTACGCTCACAATGTATTTATTTTTATGTTTCATTTTATTCCCTTAGTTGTTTATTTATTATTTAATTCTTTAAGCTCATTGCTATAATATGTGATTAGCTCGTTATTTATAATACAAGCCTCATACATTTTTAGATCTTCATTTATTTTATATATCTTTTCTAAAGATTCGATTTTACTAATTAATTCTTTTTTAGTTAATTGTTTTTTCATTTTATTACCTTTTTTATTAATTCCCATATTAGAATATAGTAAACAAAACGTACACAAAGCAACAAGATAATAAAATTTTTTTATATCTAAACAACTAAACAGAAACTAAACGGAAACAAAGAAAAAGAAACATTTAGAAACTTGGCAGCATTTACCGACAAAAGAACAGATAATATTATATTCTTTTTTAATATAATTATACATAAATTTACTATACATAAACCAGGGGTAGGGGTAGCATACCCAAGGGCAGCCCAGGGGGAACCCTCTACTCGCCTGTAAAAATTTTCCCAACTTTTGTGAACAAAAGGAACACGCATGGATTGGATATCAGAAGACTCAGTAGAATCACTAAATGAAGCAATGGAACTTGCAACGGAGTATACCGACAAGATGAAAGCGTTTCGATCAGGTCTCATTGAGCCTGAACTCAGAAACTTTCAGCTCGCTGCACACAAGGCATACGATATGTTCTCAAGCAGAGAGAAGGAAGTATTTCTCATGAGACTGCGCAATCATTCGTTTCCACTCATCGCATCGCAAATAGGTGTTAGCGTATCATCTGCAAAAACCTATTGGAGACGTTGCCTGTCTAAATGTAATGGACTGTTCCAGGATGTAGCCTTTATGGATATTATTGATGAGTAGAAAAAAGACAGGCTACAAAGCCAAAGACATAGACCCAGACAAGGTACAGATGCTATCTACGATGGGTTGTAGTATTACTGAAATAGCACGATTCTTCGCTGTAGATGAATCAACGATTCGCAATAAGTTTAGGGATGAGTTGCAGGTAGGCAAAGAGCAGATGAAGATAAAGCTTCGTCAACTCCAGTGGAAACACGCTGAGAATGGCAACACCGCACTATTGATATTCCTCGGAAAGCAATACCTCGGACAATCTGAGAAGAACGAGGTAGAGATGTTCGGCAACATGGAAGCAGTCTTGCGTGAATGCGGATACGAGGAAAGCCCTATAGAAAAAGCATACGAAGAGGTAACGAGCAATCAAGATACTCAACCGAAAAAAGCTCTGGAAGTTGGTAGGGTATGAACCTACTAGCAATCAACTAGCAGTACATAATTCAAAAGCTCGTTTTCGTGTAAATATACAAGGGAGACGATCAGGTAAATCTTTTGGTGCAGCTATGGAGATACTGCCGTACCTACTATCGCCTAAAACTAGAGGTTGGATTGTAGCACCGAACTACGATATGTGCGATAAGATCGCCAGACTTGTCAAGGAAGCAATCATAATGAAGATGAGACTTCCTGTCGTAGCAAAGAAAGAAATATCAGGACAATTGTACTACGCTAAGATTGGCGGACTGGAATCGGAGATAGCAATACGCTCGGCAGACAACCTGGACTCACTTGTGGGAGAAGGTTTGGACTATATGGTCATAGATGAGGCTGCCAGTATCAAAAAGATTACTTGGGAACAATACCTGAGACCAACGTTATCCGATAGAGAGGGTTGGGCGTTATTCACAAGTACTCCTCGTGGATTCAATTGGCTTCATGATTTATGGGCTAGGGGAGAAGACAAGAACTACAAAGATTGGCAATCATGGCAACATCCGTCAACCGATTCACCATATTTTAAGGATGACGTTGAACAACTAAAGAAGGAATTGACGTATGAAACTTTTGCTCAAGAGTATATGGCTGCATTTACAACGTTTAGTGGAAAAGTGTACGACTTACAGCGAGATATCCACGTCA